AAGTGTATCCGAACTGGATAATGTTTCTGTAAATTCAAGATTATACTGAGTATTCAGTATAATTTGTTCTGCAACTGTTACTGAATCTTCTGCACTTCTATTGTAAACTGTTGTAATTTGGGGATCATCACTAGCAGTTACGGATTCACCAGCATTCTCTCCAAATCTTTTATTCTTACTATTATAGTCTAAAGCAATATCAACAGCTGCTTTGATATAAGAAACAACAACTTTAATCATTAGAAGTCATCCCTTACTTTAAATTTCAATCTATCAAATAACGTCAATATAGATCCATCAGTGTATGTTAACTCAATTTCACCTTCATAGGTCCCAGCAGATACAGCAAGAGTACCTGAATTCCAGGGCATGTAACATTTTCCGTCAGTTGTAGGCGCAACTTTAACGCAAGTCATAGTATCTAAAACACTAGAGGAACCGAGTGAACGAAATTTTACTCGTATAGTAGGATCTGTAATATCTATTATAGCCCAGGTACTAGAGTCGTCTGGGTCAAGAGTCAGGCCGGTTGCAGCGGTGGCGGAGTCTTTTAAGAGAAGATTTATTTCTGGCTTTGTATCGTTGGCAACGACATTAATCGTTTCATAGTATGCCATTATTAACTCCTAAGGAGGTTGTTCTCAGCATTGGCAATGTTTGCAAGTACTAATTTATACTAAACGAATCCGTTGTCAACTAATTTTGTATTAACTTCAATTTCGTTATTTCCCCACATACCAGAATTAATAAGTTGTTTACAGCTAGATTCATAACGTAAATAATAAGTATTATTTTCGTCTTTCATATCTCCACTAATAGCACCATGAGCTTTATACGCCGCGTAATTTAATAATGCTTCAGTGTAAACTTCATTAATCTTTAAATCTGCAAATGTAGTTTTAGCTCTTTTTGGAGCAGCTGCGTATTTTAAAAGTATCTGACTTCGTTTAGGTGTTTCTACATCTGTGCCTTTAATAACGGCTTTAAATGGCTCATTAATTAATATCGATACTGCAGTGTCAACTTTATTTACTAATTTAACACTGTCATCTTTAATAGCAACCGGTTCATAATCCGTGGTGTAATACGCGTGAATCGGAGCTAAAAAATCACTTGGTAAAGTAAACTCTTCGCCATCTAATGGATTATCTAATTCTAAAGTTTTCTTTAGTAGATTAAATCTTTTATGTAATGCTAAATTAGCTAAATTAATATAATTAATAAACTTGTTTTGATTTACTACTTGGGCTGCAGTTGGTGCTGGGCTTGGGTTTGCGGAGGTATCACCAACACTAGCTATTGCTAATTTACTACACTCACCTGTAACTAAATAATCTATATATTCTGAAACTTTCATAGTATCCCCTGGCTAAACAAAATAAGAACTATCTCCTACTTTTTTAGTAGTTTCGTCACCCCATAAAGGTGAGTCATTAGAATGATCTTCATCTTCTTCATGGATAGATACTTCACTAGGTTTCCATGCATTTAGTTCAGCTAACATAGTGATAGTATCAATCTGATCATCATGCTTACTTTTAAACCCTTTCAGAGTAGCTAAAGATAGCTCAAAAAGCAACTCCGTAAGTTCATCACTTTCTTTTAATTCTTCAGGTAACCAGATTTTTTTAGATTTAAATAGCGGTATTGCATTCTGCTGGAATCGAGACATCTTATCTTTAGTTGGACGAATGCCAATTGTGTTACTATTTTTACCTTTTGATAAAGTAAAGTAGTTGTTCCTCTGTCCCATTTCATTCTGAATCCAACTAATAAATCCACCTTGTTGCCCAGTAGTCTCAATACCAACTTCCTGCGGCCTGTATTCTTGAACTAAACGAAATAGCTCATCAATTGTATCATTCATCAGGGCCCGCTTACAGAACCCATCTACCCACAACCAATCACCGTTATTATTATAGGCCCAAACATTAATTACGCTAAAATCAGCATGCTCTTTATCAGATGTAGCAAAATCTGTAGTAACATAAAAGTTATATGCTCCTTTATTCTTCAATACGTTACTGCGTTTGTACCAAATAATATCAGAATCATTAACTAATCGTTCTTCAGGAGACGTAATACGGAGCATAAGCTCTTGATTAAATGAATCTAATTTCCCTGCGCCTTTAGATTTAATGTATTGATTATTAATATAATCATAATTAAAACGATCTTCCCAGGCTCCTTTAAAATCTTCCCGTTTACAGGGAAAAGTTTCACATACTGGATACACATTTACATGCCAAACACCCGATTCAATAGCTTTGTATAACGGATCTTTAGAGTTAAACGGAGTCCCAGACCAAATGACTTTCCTCTTATTTGGATGTAGCGCATAATCAATAGCCGAGTAGACCGTGTTTTCAACATTTTCAATAATTGTCGCAGATCTAGCATCTTCATCTCCTAATAAATCATCAAGGACAGCTAGTTGAGGTCTCGTATTTAGTTCAACTGTCCCACGAACCCCTGTTTTAGCACCATGGCCAGTCACTACAAACTCTTTACCTTCTGCATTTTTAAAATACCATCTAATATCAGTAAATCGAACTTCAGGAATATATTTTTTTAAAAAATCACTTTGTTCACAACGGCGTTCCATACGAAGTCGCATCTTCTTAACACCGTTCTCAATACTATCAGATACATACAGCGCGTAATCTACACTCCCAAATTTAGGAATGGACCCGTATACTGCTATATATAGAAACAAGTACTCTGCAAATATAGTAGTTTTAGCTAACCCACGAGCACACATATTTGCAGTATTCTGAGTTTTACCTGCTATTTTATCCATCATTTTGTAATGAATTACTGGAGTTTTATTTTCTTCCCCTTTTTCACCATTAACTAATTTAATAAAAGACACAAATTCAAGAGCAAATTCACTAGGCACATAAGTAGGATCGTCTTCATAATCAATACTATTGAGCCACTCATCTACTGTTTTTTTAATCAAACTCATAAATTAAGTCCCTAACTAAAAAATTAACACATTCTTCATAACGACCTATAATTAGTATTACTTCTGGATCGTGTAAGCATTCTCCAAGCATCCCGGAGTTTTCCCCACGCCACCAAATACAATCTTGACACACTTCTTCAAGCGGATTTCTCGTCAAGTACTTCATAGGTAGTTTCTACTTTTTTCGCTAAAATTTCGCTATGAGCTACTTCTTTAGCACTTGCTTGCCCATTCATAATCATCTTTAATTGTTGCTGGGCAAGAGCCTTAGTAGTAGCACGTAGATCCTCTACCACATCATTATTATAATTAACCTCCAGCTCTACTTTTGCTAAAGCAGGAGCTGCTAAATTACTAATTAAACTTTCAGCAGCCTTCTGTCTAACCATTTCTGATTTAGCCGTATACATTAACTCCGCTTGTACATTAATAGCTTCCTGATAGATACCGGCATTTAGTATATGCGTAGGTACCATAGTCTGTTCCATAATTTTAGTTATTAGCCCTGTTTTACTGTAATTATCAGCAAAACTAGCTATATACGAAGCAGAGGACCCTTTATCTATTAAATTCTGATACCGATCAGGAAACACTTTACTATACGCAGTAGAGGACTTATCGCCTAATAATTTTAATGATACAAACTTAACTGCGTTAACATATGCAGCTAATGAGTATTTTCCAGTAGAAAGTACAGCTGCAAAACTTAATGTATTATCTCTAAATACCCGCCTTAATTCACTATTAGGCTCTGAATTAATAACATTAACAACATCATCAGTCAGATACTTTCTAAACCGTTTATCAGGAAGAGCTCCCGCTAATTGCTGTTTAGATAGGTAATCTGTGTTTTCACTATCTGTTTCTGTATCATTTAAATTGGTTAGTTGCATTACGAACCTCGTTCCATTTAGTAATTAGAGTATTATGAGAGATGCCTTCTGCATAGCATTCATGTGGAGATACCATCCAATTATTCTTATCTAATTGAATTAAAATACCTTTATCTTCTAGCTCCTTCCAGTATTTCCCCCAAGTGCGGTAGTCTGTTATCCAATTAACCTTATCTATGAATGTACTCTTGTCTATCTCATTGTTCTTATTAGATAGCATCATAATAGGCAATAGCAATGCGCATGCTGTACTAGATAAAGGAAGTTTAGTTGCCGTCTCTGTATTGATATACTTATTCATCGTCTTCTTTTACGTCTTTTTTTGGGGGCTAATTCTGGCCACCGTGTTGTAATTTCATATACATACTGCCTAGATAGATCATACACTCG